CCAGACGCTGTGATCGGACCGAAAACACTGTTAGAACCAGATGAGCCAGTAGCACTAGAACCACCAGCACCACCAGCACCGACTGTAACTGTGTACGCTGTGCCCGATACTGGCACTAGTCGCAGTTCGGCTATTCCGCCGCCGCCTGTTGTTTCGCCTTGCACTGATGAACGGTAGCCACCTGCACCACCGCCGCCACCGCTAGAGATTCCAACACCACCACCGCCACCGCCACCACCGCCAGCGATAACCAGATACTCGACGATTGGTGGTGTCGTAACTGGCACTTGCTGAATGTATGTGCCACTGATGTAACCGCCTGGTCTCATGCGTTCACCGCCCATCGAACATAAACAATTCCCGATCCACCAGCACCACCAGAATAAACTGCTCCAGATGGCTGACCACCACCACCGCCACCAGCAGCCTTGAATAAAGCAGAACCACCAATGAATGCACTCACATCAAAACCAGCACCGCCAGCACCACCAGTTGTTGATGAATTGTTTGAGCCAATCGCACCAGCACCACCACCGCCACCACCTGCTGAATCATTTGCACCGTTTCCGCCAGAATATCCATAATCCGTTGAGGAATATGCGCTTGTGATACCAGTTGTGAATCCAGTATTTCCAGCACCACCACCACCAGAACCACCACGAGGATCTCCACCGTTAGCAATAGCGAATGGGCTGCGACCACCTCCACCACCGATAATAGAAAGCAGTGAACCTAAACGAGAAGCAGCACCAAGCCCCCCCCATTGTCCGTCGGTTCCGCCAGCACCACCAGCACCGACAGTTATTGAGTAAGAACCAGCAGCAAGATAAATGGTTGTTTGAAGTTTGCCACCGCCACCGCCACCTCCAGCAGGTCTGTTCGTTCCACTCTGAGAACCAGCACCACCACCGCCACCGCCGAACATCAGCACATCAAACAAACCGCCAGTGGTCACAGTAAGAGTGCCATCAGAAGTGAAGATCACACCGTTGTAAGTGAAGCCACCAGAAGTGAACGGAGAGATGCTGCTGTTACCGCCAGAAGCCCAACCGTAACGAGTCAAAGCCTGACTGCTCAGCGCACTCACATACCCAAGAAGCCTGCGAGACATAAAGCCCCTATGCCGTGATCTGGTTCACGAAGCCATGAATGGTGATCACATTCGCAGTCGCTGCGAACGCACGAATCACAAGAGGAGTCGCATTGCCCTTGATCAGCAGACCAGTAGCAATCGCCACCAAGCCAGCCTCAGGCTGCACAGTCACTTCAATCAGATCGTCAGGTGCAGAAGTGCCACCCCACTCAATCGTGAGTTTCACTGCAGATGTGTCAGTGTTCTGCGCATACAGCCACACCTCATCGTAAGTGGTAGCAGTTGCCGATCCAGTGTGGATAGTTGTTCCTGCGGTTGCGGTCGCTGCAACCTTGATGGCACGACCATCAGTGGATGCACTCAACTTTGTCTTTGTGTATGTTGCCACTCTCTGCTCCTAACTGAAAACCTGAACTTGAAGAATATCTGCACCGCCACCGATAGCAACCCAAGCACTGCCGTTGTAAACCTGCACCTGCGCAACATCAACAAGATAACTCATCATTCCTGATGCAAGTGTCGGCTCGCCAGCACCGCCGAACGCTGCCGTTCGTGCAGCCTCGTCAGCGAACCGCATAACGGTTTGATCCATCAAGTAGGTATTGACCTGCGCTGCAGTCAGCACCGATCCACTAGTGAAGAGTTTTGCTCCTGCGCCTGCCATAGTGCCTCCGATTGTATCTGTTAGGTGAGAGCGTTTGTAGAGTCTAGAACCCCATACAGCGCATCATCCAGCGTGAACGGGAACACCAGATCAGCGACAGCCAACTGAATCTCAACCCGATGCTCTGTCGGGGTGATGCTATGACGCAAAGCCTCCACACTGTAACTTTCTGTCACCGATGCAGGCGATCCTGTGGGGTAGGTGCGAGTGATGGTGATCACATCAGCCAACTCCAACGCTGTCACCGTTACCTGATCCGACACATCCAGAGCGTTGTAAAGAGTCTGCAAGCGGTCAAACCGATACTGCGGTTCCTTGTACCTGTCCAAGAGTTCGGCTGCGAGCGTGGCTGCAGCAGCATCATCCTCCAACAGCAACCCAGACAAGTTCAGTGTGGAGATACCGTAGTTCGCTTGCGAGGTCGCATCATTAGCAACCTGATCAGTTCCATCAACAACCTGCGCAACAACCTTGTTGTAAAGGAACTCCTGCCCATAGAGAACAGACAAGGCTGTGTACGGCAGGTCAATACCTGCAGCGTCAGAGAAGGTTGCTGACGGGGAAGCGAAAGAGGCTGCGACACGATCCGTGAAAGTGAGATCACCATTCGCAGCAATAAAGAAATAGCCCTGCTCTGCAGTCGCCACATTCTGCAGATAGGTGAGAACATTCGTATTCGCAGCAATCTCAAAGGTTGCACCACCGCCAAGCGTGGCTGTTCCAGTGTCAATGTCTCGTGTCGCTGGATAGTTCACTTCAGACAAATCAAGAATGCTGGTCACTCTTGCACCAGACAACTGTGAAGATGGGGTAATTGCGCTCTGAGTGTAGGTGTTAGCAAGCAGCACGAAGTCATCAGATGCTGTGATAGTCACCGTTGAATTGTCCTCTGTGGCTGTCGGCTGGTTCGGCTCATACGAGATATCAATATCTGTGATGCGACCAGTGAACAGTGCAACACCACCAGAAAGAACAGTGACCTTCCTACGAGGAGTCACACCAGATTTATTTGTCACAGGATTCCAGTAAGGGCTGTCCTGATTCGTTGGATCAAACCTGCGATCAAAGTTGTTCAGCGTGATGCTGCAAGTACCAGCGTTGAAGTTCTGCAACTGGTCTGGGCGACCACGACTGATAGTGACCTGACGACAGTATTCCGATACATCGTCACCGATCAGCGTTCCATCCAGCCTGCCCTCACCATCAAGAACGCCAAGCACAGGATCATCAAGCGTGAACTTATTGACCTCAAACCCCAACTCCATCAGAACGGTGATCTGCTCACCCCACGCCAGCGTTGTAGCCATTATGCAACCTTCAGTGGCAACGCACCATTCCGCCTGTTGTAACGCTGCAACACATTCACAATCTCATCACCAACCACAGCAGGATCAACACCCATGCCAGCATTGATGGTGACATTCACTGTCATGCCTGAACCCAGACGATCCAACGGAATGATTGCCTCGCTACCTGCCTCACCAACCAGACCGACAGTAGGTGAAGTCACGATGCCACCCTTAGCGAACGGGATCAGGTCAAGCATCTCATTGCGTCTCGTAGAGGTGAACGGATTGTTGGCGATAATGGCAGGTGTGAAACTGACACCGCCACCAGCACCGTCATTAGTTCCACCTCCGTTCAACAGCGTTTCAGCCTTATTGATGATTGCTGCAGGAGTGTTCTTGCGAACTTCATTGAGTTCCTTCTGTGCCTCAATCAACTCCAGCGTGGCATCACGCACATCTTCCTGTGCCTTGATCAAGGCTCGCTCATTTGCTTCCTGATCCTTCAAGAGTGCGTTCACCTCAGCAAGCGCATCCTTGTAGGTTTCAGATTCCTCAGATGCACCATTCACTGTTTCGTTCAGGTCACGCTGTGCTTCAGTCACAGCCTTCACCGCTTCAGCCTGAGCATCGTTCGCATCAGCGACACGCAACTTGGCTTCAGCCAACTTCAGTTCAGCCTCACGAATAGCCTGCGCAGAAGAAGTGGGGTCTTTACGCAGATCAGCAAGTTCCTTCTCTGCATCCTTCACTGCAAAGATGGCGTTCTCCACATCGTAACCAGAACGCTCAACAGCCCTCTGTGCCTTATCCAAAGCCTTCTGCTTGTCCTTAGCCTCAGTGCTGTCAGCACCATAACCCTGAGCGATCCTCCGCAACTTGTCCTGCGCAACAATCAACTTCTCTGAGATGCTCTTCTGCTCCTCCTGAGTTTTCTTCAAGTTGTCTGCAGAGTCACGGGCTGAACGCTGAGCGTTGGTCAAGCCTCGTGCAGCATCCATGTATTTCTTCAATTTCTCTGCAGCAGTCTCAACAGTCTTGCCAGCCCCACCAACAGCCGAATCCATATCAAACGCAGCACCTGCTGCTTGACGCAGCGCAAGCGCACCAGTCTCAGAGTCACGAAAGAACTTGTACGATTTCTCATTAGTTGCTGCAGCACTCCGTGACACTCCCTTGTATCTGTTCTCCAAGTTGCGCAGAGCAGCAGAATGAACCTCTGCTGCACGAGCATTCTGCATATGCAGTTCCTTATTGCGTTGAAAGAATCCTGCGATCGCACCACCAATCGCCTTGATCGCACCAAAGGCTTTCTGCAACAAACCGAACTTGACCAGCAAGAAACCGATAGCAGCAACAAGAGCCACAACTGCAGCAACAATCAGACCGAAAGGATTAGCGGTCATCGCAGTATTCAATGCCCACTGCGCTGCAGTAGCACCAAGCAGACCAGCCTTAGCAGCAGTCAAAGCAACAGTGAATGCACCACTCGCAATCGTGTAAGTGATCGTGGCGATACGCAGTGTGGCGAACGCAGCAATCACCGCATACACAGCAGTGCCAAATGCACCAAGATTTGAGATGCCACCAAGAATCTGACCAGCCAAATACTTGAACGCTGCACCCATCCCCTCTGCGCCAAGAATACGACCGAACTCCTTGAACACAGGAATCACACGCTCCTGCAAGAAAGCCAACAACGACTGATAGACAGGAATCAAGGCTGTGCCGATCTCAGCCTTCACATCTTGGAACGCTGCCTGCAAAGTGCGCTGCCTGTTAGCCACACCATCAGCAGTTCTCGCATAGTCACCCTGAGCCAAAGCAGTGTCCTGCAGAATGAGCGCATACGCAGCCTGCGTCTTGGCAGTGATATCAAGCGCACCCTTCCCGTCATACAAGCCCATATTCATTGCGACCTGCTTGAGACGCACATCATTCAACGCAACGCCATACTTCTTCAACGGTTCGGTTTCACCAGATAAACCAGAACGCAGAGCCTGAATCGCATCCTCAGTGCTGGTGTTGTTGAATGAAGCAAGATCGGAAGCCAACTGCACAAGCGTGGTACTCATGTCTTTCGCTTGACCTTGACCAAGCCCGAACGCTTGGATCAGGTTTCCGAAAGTGCCTGCAGCCTCCAGCGCAGCCTGCTTGCTCATACCCATCTTCTCTGCAGCAGTGTTAGCGAAATCAGTAACAGCCTTAGCAGAGTCACCGAACACCACATTCACCTTTGACTGAGACTCAGCCAACGATGAAGCAGCATCAACTAACTGCTTTCCAACAACAGCACCAACAGCAACACCGACAGTTGCGACCTTTGCGAATCCGACAGCAAGACGAGTTGCAGCCTGATCCATCGCTCGCAAACCGAACGCAGCCTTGTCGCTTGTTTTCTCCAGTTTGGAAAACTGGCGAACGGCACGATCAATTCCACGACTATCAAACGAACTGATAATGGGTACTACAACAGCCATGTGTTACGCACCGAACCTTCCTGTCGTGGGGTTGCGTGGCTGAGAAGAAGCCCTGCTAGACGCTTCCTGATACGCAGACAAACCGCCACGAGCAGACAAACGACCACTAACTTCATCTTCAGCATATTGAAGAATAGTCTCAATCTCACGCTGAATGAGTGGATATCGCTTCTCAACACCATCCCACATCACACGAGATGGATTCGGCGCACCGCTACCAGTGAGGTTCTGCACGAATCGTGATGCAGGATTCTTTGTGCCAGCCATGTCATAAACCACACCAGCACCATCACCCTGCTTGATTCTGGCGATTGGGTAAGTGGTCTGCCCACTCAGCACATCAACTTTCTTGCGCCCACCAACAACAACTTTCACACCTTTTCTGGCTCGTGACGGATCGTAATAAGGGAAACGAGACGAACCCTCACTGCGCTTACCGTGCTTCAGATTGTCCTTCCCAGTTCCCTTGCTCGCCACCCAACGAGACAACGGAGGTCTATCGGGAAACTCCAGACCAACAGGTTCAGCAATCTTTGCCTTCAATGGTGCAGCAATCTGCTTCTCAATCTCCTTGTAGAGAGTGCGATCCAGATACTTCAATTCCTGAAGCACAGCCTGCAACCCAAATATCTGTGTGCCAACAAACTGTGCCTGAGCCATGAGGCAGAGAATACTACCCTCTGCGCTGCGCCCTCTTCATGCTCTCATTGCGCTGCTTCAGATAACTCAGCATCACATTGATCATCGCTTCACTCTCCTCATACAGCGATGAAGGAGGAATGTGGAACTCATGCGCAAGATGCGCAATCAGCCAATGGGTGGAGTCTGCTCCAAGTTTGGGGTATCACGACCCATCAACTGCTCAACCGTTTTCTCCTGAGGTTCATCCTCACGAATCTCCACCGTCTCCACAGTGTTGATCCAATCAGGATCAAACTTCAATGCAGTCTTACGAGTGCGAGTCAGCGAATGCCAGCACAGCCAAGCCAGATCGGTGATCCGCAAATCCTGTTCCAGTTTCGCAACGCTGCGAGTCCATGTGCGCTCAAACGCAACAAAGTCTGCAAACACAGCATCACACGCCTGTGTCGTTCCGTCATTGAATACAACTTTCAACGCAATCTTCATGCGCTTCTCCTTCTAGTTGTTACTGAATGAAATTATCAGGTGGTTGCCTTAGCGAGCGTTCCGCCAGTGAACGAGAGCGAGGTCATCGCCATCTCACCAACCGCAGCAGCAACTGGCGTATGCGAAGCGAGGAAAGTTCCCGTCAGCGTGTAAGACGGATTCGTTGCAGACACATTACCCGACTCAGCCTTGATCACAACAGTCGTGGTCGTGCCAACAAGTGGGTACACAGTTGCTTCAACCTTTGTGGCTGCGAAATCCTGCATCAAATCAATATTGCAAGACACATTCTGCAACCCACCCACAAAGGTGTGTCCACCAGAACCGAAAGCGGTGGACTCCACAGAATCCACTTCATAAACGAGTTCCACATTGTTTGCATAGGTGCTGAGATCAACGGAGTTGATCGTGATGCTTGCGTTGGTAAGAACGACCTTTGCCATGATTACTTGTCCTGTTCACTCGTTACTTGCTTGGAAACTTTGGTTGCGACTTCAGCGAGATGACCTGCTTCAATCAACGCCTCAACATTACACCCTTCCAGCACCTTGCTGTCCACAGTCTCACCCTCTTTGCCAAGAGAGAAGTTGTCACTCAGAACTTTGTAAGTTGCCATATTTGATTCCTTATGCGTGAACGATGACTGAGAACTGGATTTGCAGAAACTCTGCATCACCAGCACTGAGGCTTGTTATGTCTGCACCAGATGGTACTACCAAAGTCTGTGCCACGCCACCTAGTGTCAGGTCGCCTTCCAACGCTGCACGAACACTGGTCGCACCACTGTAAGACAAATACCCATCCAACGCTGTGTGTGCTGTCCGATCCAGATAGCGACCGACAACAACATTCACAGTCCAATCCATGACCACATCACCGCCCTGATATGCGCCGTGATAACGCACAGCGTTCAGCACAGGGAAGCTT